ATATCACAACAATCACAATCAACCCCAGTAGGTTCACCAGATGCAACTATAACGATTGATGATATAAGCAAAATGAGTATTGAGGAATTTAGAAAAAATCTACCTTTAATTGAAAAACTCCGAAGTGAAGGTAAAATAAGATAATTATAAGGAGATTTAATTATGGCAAACGAAGGATTAGTTCCAGAAAATATGTCAAATGCTAATGGTATGATACCTATTATATTTAGTAAGAAAGTTGCTTTAGCATTTGCTAAGAAATCAAAAGTATTAGATTTATTAACCAATGATTATTGGGAAGGTGAAATCAAAGCTCAAGGTGATACAGTAAGAATAGTATTCCCTAGCACTAACTCTGTAGCTGTAGTAAGAGGAGATGCATGTCCTACATTAGCCTCAGTTAATGCAACAGCTCAAGATTTAGTTATTGATAAACAAATGTCTTTTGCATTTGCAATTACTGATAAAGAAAAAGCTCAAACTCAATTCAAAAATGCAGAAGATGCTTATGCTAATATTACTGCTCAGAATATTGCTATTGAAAGAGCAAAAGAAGTTGAACAAGAAGTATTTAGTTCTACTTATGATAGTACAATTAAATCTTATGGTTCAGTAGCTTCTCCTCAAACTGGATATAATGCTCAAAATATTTATACTTTAATTACTCAAATTAAAGAAGATTTGATTGAGTCTGGTGCTGTAGCAGAAGATGGTACTTATGATATGAGTCCATTTAATGAAGAAGCAAAAGAAGGTAGAGGGGTATTACTTGTATCTAATGCTTTCCATACACTTTTATTAAATGCTTATCCTATCGTTCAAGCTACTCAGAATGGCGATATGGTAGTTAAAGATGGTAAAGTTGAAAGAGTAGCTGGTCTTGAAGTTCACGTTGACAGACTTTTGACTACTGCTTTAAACACTACTGATTTACCGTTTATTGCTGGTACAAAGAATGCAATTACTAAAGCTCAACAGATTTCTATGGTAGAAAAAATTAGAGACCCTAAATGTTTCCAAGATATCGTAAGAGGTATGGAACTTTATGGATTTAAAGTTTTACACCCAGAAGCATTGGTTCGTGGAGTTATCGCTAAACCTCAAGATACTGCATTTGCTGTTCCTACTAAAGAAGTAGCATAACCATTCGTCTAGGGGGATTAATTTCTCCCTAGGCTCTCTGGTATTAAATAGGAGAGACAGATGTCTAATAAAAACAAAAACTTTTTTGATTTATGTAATGATATTCTTGATGAACTATATTATGAAAGAGTAGATAGTTTTGAAGAATTGGATAACCTTACAGAAGGTAGACGTGTTAAGAAAGAGCTTAATAGAGCTTTAGTTATGATTTGTAATAATGAGAATGTTAATTGGCAATTTAAAGAAGTAGATAATCCTCTTATTACAGTAGAAGGTCAACTAGAATACGAGAAACCTAATGGACATATTAGATATATTAAGAGACATGATGAAAATTATGTTTTAACTTATGTTGACGAACATCAATATTACCCAGATGGCAATATGGGCAATCCAGTTCAATATTGGATGGATGCAGAAAAAATTAGATTATTTCCTATTCCTGATGAAACTGGTATTCAATTAGATATACATAATTACACAAATGATTGTGCTATGGATTGTAATGGTATAACTAAACCAGAAATGGAATATGCATGTGATGTACCTATTATACCTAACAAACATAGAAACATATTAATCTATCGTGTATGTGCTGATTGGAGAGCTAATGATGCAGATGCTAAATCACAATACTATGATAGAAAATATAGAGAAGCTTATAGAGCTATGAAAATGGATTGTGTTCAAACGGAAGACTATCCTAGTGGTTTAGATATTATGGGTAATACTCCTACTTTTAAAGATGCTATATTAGGAATATTTTACAACCCTTATACAATAAGAAGGATTAAATAATGGCTGGTAAAACCTTATCATATTTTAATTTAACAGGTGGACTTAATACGGTACAAACAATGGCTACTATTAATAGTACTCCTAACCGTACTGAGTCTCCTGATATGGTTAATATAGAATACTTTAAGTTATCTGGTATAAGGACAATGAATGGTAATGTAGGGTTAAAAAAAGTAGAAGGTGAAACTTCTCCCCTTAATTCTATACCTAATTTAAGACGTATTAACTTTGGCTATGAATATATTCAAGGTAATGATAGGTATATGATAGTAGCTGATAGAAATACTCTTTATGAATATAATCCTTTAACAGATGCTTTTACAGATTTAATTTCATTTGACACTAGCGGTGATGGTATTACAATTTGTGGTTATGCAAATGGTATCGTTGCTGCTAGTCCTGTTAATAATTATTTAATCTACTATAGAAAAGGTAGACAAGCTCAAGTAGGTAATGTATCAACCGCTTCACCTATTACTAAAACTTTAACTTATACAGGTACTCAACTTGCTGGTTTAGGTAGTGGTGATGTTATTACTATTGATAATACCGAATATAATATTGATAGTGTTGATGTAGCAAATAGTACTATAACATTAGTAGAAACACCTAGTACCGCTTACACTAATACACCTATTACATTAAGTAACTTTACAAAGATACCTTGTGTATATACTTCTGTAGTACAGAATGGAAATAGTACAACTACAACAACTACTAGATTTACTCCAAAGGTAATTCAATCTCATCAAGGTAGATTATGGGTAGGTGCTACAATAGAAGGCGAAACAGTAGCAGCTTATGTAATTTATTCAGACCTTGGTAACATTCATAATATGTTTGAAGGTGGAGATGCAAGTGCTTATGATGCTGGTTACTTTGAGGAGTTCTGGGAAGATACCTCAGATATTACAGCAATAGGTACTTGGGATAAATATATTGTAGTTCATAAGAGAGAACATACTTACTTAATTAATACAAGTAATTCAGATGCTAACTCTTGGAATGTAGAAAGTTATTCAGACTATACTTGTGATAACCAACTAGGTTTTGTTAAAGCTAATAATGGTTACTATACTTATTGTTCTTCTGCTGGTGGTATTTATCCAATGATACAAAGAACAATATATTCTGCTATTAGTCAAGGTGCTGATGCTTCTACTAAGATTAGAGATACATTCTTAAACCTTAATACTTATGCACTAGATGAGATATATGCAGTATATCATCCTTATAAAAAGTATATAATGTTTTATATGCCGATAATAGGAGAAGAAGGTAGTAAGAACTGTTATATCTTAGACTTACAAACTAGGAGCTGGCTCCATAGACGTATACCTCAGAATGTAACTTGTGCTTTTGAATTTGATAATAAAGTATATATAGGTACTGAGGATGGTAAGATATACGAGGAATTTAGAGGAACAGACTTTGATGGTCAACCGATAAACTTCTCTTGGAAATCTCCATGGTTTATATGGAGTGGTGGTACTAACTGGACAACTACTAGAGAAATCAGAGTTAAGATGTCTCAAGAAGGTACTAATAACTTTTATGTTAGAAACCGTAGAGATGGTGCTGAGGATTACAAACAAAGAACTATAACTAATACAAGTAACCAAGTTCATTCCTTAATGTGGGATGCTGGTATACTTACTGATGATATAGATGAGAATTATCAAAACCAATTAAAGGTTTATTCTTATAATGGAGCTGATGGTAATACATATTACGCATTAGAGAGTCCTCTGAGACCTCTGACGCCTATGTATAGTTCTCAACCTACAAACTATACCGAAGCTTCTTTAGTTAACGTTATTAAGTACGGTGGCTTTGCTCAAGCATTAAGTTATGAACAATTGAGTACATCTAGTGATTATGATACTGCTGAGTGGGGTCAAGGTACAATATACTGTTATATTAATACAACTTACCAACCAACTTATATATGCTATCAATCTACAAAAGATGCTAATATAAAAGCTTGGGTTAAGAGAACTGGAAACCATACAACAGCTACAGTAAACGTTAAAGATAAGGTTAAATCTACTAAGTATTTAGCATTTAGATATTATAATTACTCAAATGATTTAATTACTACACCAACTTATATTACTGAAAGCGATTATAAAAACTACTGGAATACGAAGAATAAATATATTAAAGCTTATGGATATAAGAACGGTGGCATGGTTCATACAGCTACTCAAGGTTCCGTAACAGGTACTAGCTGGATATGGACATCATCTGAACCTAATGGTACAGCTTGGAAAGATAATAGAGGTAGAGCTTGTGTTATTAATACAGCACAAACTGGATACTTTATGTTCGGTGGTAATCCATTCAGATATTCTGCTGATGATAAAACTATAAAGAGTTCTACAACTACAGAAGTATGGAATGGTAAGACCACAAGGTCTGGTAAAACTAAAACAGTAAGTTATTATTCTTCTAGCTATATTACAATAGATGGTGTTAGATATAATAGATATACTGCTGGAGATGAAGGACAGGATGCTACAGGAACTACTAATGTATACTCTAGAAAAGATAAGTTAGCTGTAGGTGATACAGTTTATACAACCTCGGAATTAAGTACAGTATATGGTACAGTAAGTAATGTTAGTGGAACTGATTATACTATAAGCGGTAAAATATTTGTACCTAATAGTAGTGGTAACGTTC